CGTGAATTCAACCTCGATGGTTTGTACGTCGCCGCTTTCACGATCGACGTCGCCGGTGGTGATGGAAACAAACTGGCACTCGTACATGGTGTACTGACCGCCTCCAACTGGAGCGCCTTCACCGGTACAGTCACGAGGTGTGACGGTGATGGTGATCGGTTCACAGTTGTAATCGAGCCAATACTGCTCAAGAGCCTTAAAGATGCCCGGATCGTACGGAGCCGTCAGGGTGACGTTGTCAGCAGTCCGAGGACCCACGATGTGATACAGGCGGTTGCCGGTACCGTTAGCGTAGGCGGTGCTGTCCGAGGAGTCATTAACTCCACTGAACTGTGTGAAGACCGAGGTAAAAGTCGGTCCACCTAAGGCAGCAAACGATACCTCGTATTGAGCCTTTGTAATTGGACGAAGAATAGCCATGGGAACACCTCCTAAATTTCCTTCCTAATCAGGACAGGATGTCGGTGACCATAGCTCCCGAACCGATCAGACCGGTGGAGCCCAGGCCCACCAGGTTAACCACACGCTCAACGGTGATTTCAGCACGTACCACACGACGCTCACGGATGTAGTACTCAGGACGAACAGCAGGAGTACCGGTGAGCTGGTAGGTGTAAGCAAAGGCAGGGGTAGCAGCGTTAGCACCGCCAGCAGGCATTACGCTATCGCTAGGACCGTTGGGGCTGTAGAACAGCAGGATGCCGTTCTCAGGGAACACGGGCTGGAGGCTACCGTCGGTGGCCAGGTAACGACCCTCAGCCACACGCAGACCACGCTCGAGACCGAAGTAGCGGGCGAGCATATCGGTATCGATGCTGTCGGCGGTGGTGTACTTGATACGCTCAAGGATCGCCTGGTTGGTCAGCAGCTGGTCGAACACAGCAGTACCAACAACCATCGAGTTAGGACGGATACCGATCTGGTTAGCGACGGAGCGCTTCAGGGTCAGTACGTCTTCGATCGGGTTGGAGGTCAGAGCGGACCAAGCAGCAGGGCCAGAAGCAGCGCCGTAGGCGGTGTTGAAGGTGGTCCAGCTGGTGAAACCGAGACCGTCCTGGGCGCCAGCGCCAGTGTTCGGCTCGTAAGGGTTGTAGGTACCGGTTACGGTAACAGCCTGAGATACGGTGTACTCATAGGCGTTCATCAGGCGGCTCATTGCGTTGCGAGTTTCAATCGCACGCAGGTCTACCTGAGCAGGACCTTCACCGGCGTTCTCGATGACTTCTTCCGGCAGTTCCCAAGCCACCACTTCTTGCTCGAGAGCATAGGGCTCCGAGTCGTAACGGCTTTGAACGTAAGGAATGTTGGTGCCATATGCACGACGGAAGTCGTTGATGGCGAACTGCTCCTTGCCGAAGCGCAGGATCCGGCCAGCACGGGTCGGGGTGTCAACTACGGGGGCAATAAAGTTGGCGATATTGGTCGCCGGGAGCATGAAACCCTGTGCAAGTGTCGTCAGAATAGGATCGACACCTGCATAGGTTTGTTGCAGGTTCATCATGGGAGGAGATCTCCGAAATCTTTGTCTTCAAATGTGTGCACACATGGCTGGGACTTACACCACATGAGGATGCCCAGCCACTTAGCTGTAAACTATGGACCAGCAGTTTACTACCTCTTTTTTACCTTTCACTAAATCGTAGACCCAGGGCAAATGTAAACCGGTTTGGCGAGATGCTTCACGGCAACTATAACACTTGAAGGTCTCCCCAGTGAGCGTATTGGTCACCTGGACCGGTTTACTTATCTTGGGGGCACCTTTACGACCATTTTCTCGGCAGGATTGAAGTTTCCTTTCGGATTTCACTTTACCGCCGACTTTGCCGTAACGGGCACGAGCGTTGTTACTCAGGTGGTATGGCCATGCTCCCGTAGGGTGAGCGTTAGCCATATTGGCGAAGGACGGATTGTTGGCTACATCGTAAAAGCGATGTAAACTCATCTCCGCCAAACACGCCTCTTCTCGGGTCTCGTAAAACTCAAGGATGTCTTTACCAACCGGAGTAAAGGTGGGATCGGTGTAACTACCAAGGTAGCCATCGTTGAGGTTCTCCGTGGAGTGGACCCCAATGTAACAACGACCCCATTCTTCGTAAGAGTTGTAAACAAAATGGTACATAGTTTATCTTGAGGGTAGCTATTATAGCTATTACTCAAGCGAAGGAAACGAGAGCCAGGCGGCGGCCACCGATGGTGATGTTCTCACGAACGATCGGGGTGGTGCCATCAAGGGTCACAGCGGTGCCAGCAGCAACGGCTTGACCAGCATCATTCACTTGCAGAGCAGTGTTGATGCTGATAACAGCAGAAGCGGGATCCACGTCAATCAGCAGCAGGCCGCTGGTGGCGATGGTCAGCTGACGAGCGGTGTAAGGCTGAGCCAGAGCGGTAGGCATGTAGGCCTGGTTTACACCAGCGATGAGGCCGGTCCAGTTGCCGGGAGCCAGAGCGTCAGGCTGAGCAGCCACGTTGGGGCCAGCGCTGGAAACATAGGTTACAACGTGCAGTTCGCCAATTTCGACGATACCTACGTTGGTGCCAGCAGCAGCTTCTGCGGGGGAGCCGATTTCGGCGTCCACAGCGGCTTCAAAAGTCTCGGCGTAGCGGATGTACTGCTTGCCGTAGATGGGGGCGGCGTTAGTAGCCATAATTTTTCTCCTGTGTAGGACTAAAATATGTAACGAGTT